CTGTCTGGTGAGGTCGTCAACATTGAGGGTCAGCTCCTTGCTTGACAACTTGAACGGTACGGTTCTCTGATTGGAGAGCTGTACCTCTACTGCGGTTTCTGCAACCTCGTTGTATGCCGAAGCGATGGAAGCCGAACCGTCAGCGGTGGAATAGCGAGCAGGTTTGATTACCTGAATAGTATCCCCTGCCTTACGGAAGGTGTTGTCGAACTGCCGATTGACAAGCGGCAAGAACTTGATTTGATCCTTGAGGATAGGCAATGCTCTTTCTGCAATGAGCTTTGCGGTTACGAATGAATTACTCATGTAAATCTCCTGTTAAAATGTGCCTGCTGCCTTCATGGAAGCCGCAAGGTCGAAGTCTGGTGCCCCTCCGTCTGGAGGTGTGTCGGTAGAAGCGTTCTGGGCTTTGATGCTCTTCATGAACTCATCGTACTGCGTTGATACCTGCTTGATCCTCTCAACCGTCTCCGCTTCATCGTTTCCAAGATAGGCATCGAGATTGACAAACGGAGGGAGCTTTCTGTCGCCCAGCTCTTTTTGCGCTACCTCTTTCAATGCCGCTCTGGTTGCTCTCTTGTCGCTCTCTTCCTTCTCATGTCGAAGGGTTTCAAGGTCTGCTTGCATCTTGGCGAATTCATAATCTCGCTTTCTTGCAGGCTTATCCTTGTCTGGAGCTTCCAACCAAGCTTTCTTCAACGCTTCGAGGTCGTCCATGGGAACCTTTGCCCGTAATTCTTCTAACTGTGCTGTGAGTTTTTGACGCTCTGAATCGAACTCTGTTTTCAGTTCCGCTTGCTTTGTATCAAGCGTCTTGTTGATTCTTGCGTCCACGTAAGACTTCAAAGGTGCGGTCTCTTCGAACAGCTTCACCTTCTCCGTATCAGAAAGCCCCGAAAGTGTTGAATCCAACCCCGCCAGTTCTTTCTTTACGTCTTCAAGTGTACTCCCTTCCTTGAGCGTTGTCAACTTCGAGAATACATGGTTTGCTACTAGTTCTGTCAATGTCATTTTGTGCTCCCTTGGGATTTCTCCCTTCTATATCTAAGTAACCTTGGTTACTTCTTTTTTCCATTCGTCATAGTTCTTGTAAGTGATAATCTCGCTCTTACCTGTGAGCGGATTCTTACCCCTTCTTACTGTCGGCTCCAATCCTTCGATGATTTCAATCGTTGTGCATCTGCAAGAAATATTGTTGCGAGCTTCGGTAAAGTTTCCAGGATAGAGCGCACGATCCGAACCAATGCGGAAGTATTCGTCAATCCCTATCGTGGTTCCGTCCAACGCCCCATGCTCGTCTCTTGTCCTGTCGTCAAGGGTAGCAATCCATCGCTTCTTCTTGGATACATTGCTTGTCTTGGATTCTGTGTACACTCCTGCATTGTAACATCGGTTCCCTTCTGTCCTTACTACTCGTTGGGTCTTAAAAGCGGAATTAGCAAAGATAGGTTTCAAAGACTCCACTTGCTTGTTGTAACTCACCCCACTGATAAAGCCTTGCTTGACCGTCTGCTGTATCTTGGCAAGGTCAGCGGTAGCATTGTCTGCCAATATCTGTTTGAGCGTCTTGCCTGTCTTGGGGACAATGCCTATGGCAATCTCTTTGAGTCGTTCATTTCTGATAGCCTTCCAAACATCCAAATCACCTGTGACAGCAAGCTCTGTGACAAGAGGATTGAGAAGGGGTGCAGTTTCCTTGATTCCCAGAATGCCACTGAAGGACTCTGTTACATATCTGCTCCGGTAATAGCCTTCTTCGACAACCTCGGTCAGTCCTTGCTTTACTTGTGCGTATGCCTTTCGGGTCGTGTCCAAGAAGATACCTTGCATTTCCTTGTTGAGCTTTTCCAGACGCTTGTATTGGTTCATGACCACCCAGTAATCCGATACATCGGTGTTTACCAGATATTCTGCGTAGGTGGTCTTGAGCAGGGAAAGGATGGAGTCACGCTCAGAGCGGTAGAGCGCAAGGATTTCCCTTGCCTGTTGCTCTATCCGCTTGTCGGTGAGTTCATGTGCTTGCGTCTGTAAGCTCTGTATGCTCATAGCTCTATCTGTGGTGCCTCCGCACTCTTGCGTTCTGCGATTTCCTCAGCGTCCATGTTGGGGATACGCTCTATCAAGGTTTGGCTGTCTACATACCCTGCCATGAGGTTGTTCTCCTCCAGGATAGCCTTCATGTTGTCCGGTATGTTCCGCTCAATCTTGATGGTCAAAGGCTCTACCTTGGTGTTCACCCCCATAACGCTCATGGAGTCAATGAGAGCATCTATCAGCTCGTAGCGTCTTTCAAGTCCTTCTTGTCGATATGCCACTATCTCACTTGCCTTGAGTTCCATCGGATAGATGCGGTATTTGAGAGCAGTACCGGAAGGGTCTTGCCCTAGGTCTAACTTGGTGAAGTCGAAGATACCGCTAATCTTATGAAGCTCGTTGATGAAGTGATTGAGCATTGCTTCACGTAGGTCTGGGTCAAGGTTCTGTTCCACAAAGTCAAAGAAGTCCTTCCCGTTGCCTTGGTCTCCCTTCTCCATGCCAAAGACAGCATTGAGAGCGGAGAGATTCTTGACAAGTTCATCCGTCTTTTCAAGGGAGGTTATCAGCGTTCCCCTCGCATGTCGGTCAAGAGCGTTGAGGGTGTTGGTCTGTAATGCGTCTATGATGTCCACATAGTTTTTGACACACAACCATGTCGGGGTGGAAGTGGAGTTGTTCTGGGTAATAACCCATGGGACCATACCGTAGTCGTTCTTCACTTCCTTGCCAAATTCCCAAACACCTTCCACCTTGGTGTACACATCTGTTCTATCTGCGTAGTACACACGCATCATTGTTTCCTGTTGCCAGATAACCGCTAGGAGGTCTTTGGATATTGATGTGCTGTACACAGGCTCAACCTGCATCGGGGAGACGTCAACGAATCTGGGTATTACCTTGTCCCCGTCCTTTTCTATGAAGTGCAGCTCACATGATTTACCGAAGATACCAGCTTGCTTGATTTGCTTGGAGGTGAGGGTGTTCTCATGATTTTTCTTATTGATCGCATCGATAAGCTCTTTGTATTTGCCTTCACCCACATAGTTGATGGATTCTGGACTGCCCATGTATCCAGCCATGATGTCAACGATGTATCTTGGATAACCGGATGGAGAAAAGTTGTTTGGACTAATCCGAGATGCTTCCCTATGATTCCAAATCTTCCTAAGCTCAGATGGTTCACCGTTATAGTACGATTCCCATTCCCTAAGGTGGTCACATTCTATTGCGAAGCCCTCTACATCGGGCACATATAATTTACCTTTCTTCTCTATTAAATCTGCTCTCATAATCCGAGTGCCCCCATGTTTATATTTTCTGCCTGTGGTTTGCGTTCTTTATATCGCTCTGTTGCGTACCTAAGAGAATCCACACAATGGTTGTACTTATCTTCCGGTATCGGCATGATGTCCCCTGTGGTGGAATTCACCTTGTATGAATACAGCTTGAACTCCTCTATCGTTTGCTTGCAACGAGGGTGGATGATAACCTTCTTAAAATTCCGTATCCGCTCTATTCCGGCGTTGATCGAGCCTTTGCCCTTCTTGGCTGAGCTTATCCTAAAGCCTTGACGCTTCATATAGCTAATGAGTTCCGGTCTTGCGCTGTCTGCTATGATAGGCCATGAGCGAGTGGTTGGGATGGTATCGAACAAAGCCGGATGGTCGTCTATCTCCACCCCTACGCCATATGCTTCTGCGTCAATGTACAAGCACCCCTCGTGTGCGTAGCATCGTATAACAGCAGTAGGGTCATGAGCAAATCCCCAGTCAGCACCGTGCATATAATGCGGTTCTGGAATGGTTGTGAAGTCGTCAACGATGAACTTCCCTGCGAAGATGCAAGAATCAGAGAAGTTGCGAGGTTTCCCTTCCCACACCCAAAGGTATTTGTCATAGTTGTATTCCTTGTCGTTCTCCATTTCCTTACGGAGGACTTCTGGGAAATATGGATTATCCAAAAATGTCTGGAACAATACAAAAGCGTCCTTGTTCTTGTGCTTCACGAACATGCGATAAACAGGGTCGTCCTCAGTATCGGTGTTGAAGTCTATATAGAACTTTGATCCCTCTGCCCTTATCGTGGGAATGAGCTTGTCCCATGAGGATTGTGGCACCTTGTCGGCTTCTGCAACCCATACCCTGGTTATCCCTTCCATGCTCTTGATGGAGTCGATATTGTGCCTTAGGCCTTTGAATATAAACTCACTTCCGGTTATTGAAGTAATGGAAGTCTTTTGTATGGTGAACAGCTTATCAAGACCAAGCATGCTAATCTGTTCTACTAAGGTATAGTAAACA